GAAGAATTAGCCAAAAAAGATGCTGCTCGCAAAGCCGCATTAAACAAATTGGTTGAACTTGGGCTAACTGAGGAAGAAATTGCTGCCCTCTAAGGCAACCGGGAACTGCATTACTGAAGATTTACCAACCATGGATGATTGGGAAAGTGACCTGGATGGCTAGCTCTCAAAACGGTTGGCCGGCTTCCGATCAGCCCCGCACCATAGGCGTCGAGTCTTATCCCATTCCAGGGACGAAGATCAAGATTCGATGCTCTAAGAAAGTTGCGCCGCTGCTTATCAACTTTTGCGCCGAGTTTCATCAGAGCATTGAACCCATTGGGAAAAACACCTGGGGCTATTCCTATCGTGCCATTCGAGGGCAAGAGGACGCGGGCAACCTTTCCAATCACAGCTCGGCCACGGCGGTGGATATTAACTCAGAACTTCATAAACTTGGATTGAAAGACACCTTTCCCGAGGACAAGCGCGAGCCAATCCGATTGCTAGCCAAAAAGTATGGCTTGCGTTGGGGCGGGGATTACAAAAACAGAAAGGACGAGATGCACTTTGAAATCGTCCTATCCCCCACTCAAGTAAAAGAGCGAATTATTGCTCTTGGATTGGATCAGAAAGATGACATCAAAGACAAAGGCTAAGTGCTTTGCCGTTCTTGGCACCTACTTCCGCGCTTTTGTAGCGGGAGCATTGGCGGTCTACATGGCCACTGGTGAAGTAGATCTGCACCACATGGGCATGGCTGGGCTGGCGGCCGTGGTTCCACCCATCATGCGATGGGCAAACCCACACGATCACGCCATTGGCAAAGAGAAAGCTATATAGCTTTTCGTTGCTTAGTGTGACCGGCAACGGTACTAATTAAATCCTCGGTACGCGTTGCCGGTTCCACTACCCTCTGCACCTCGCGGGTTACAGGAGCCTGTAGCCAGTCTTTATTCTCCTCCCATAGAGCGGCTGCTAATCGAGCCGCTTCAATAAAGATTTGAATATCTCGACCTCTAATTTTTAAGGCCATCTCTATCTCTTGAGTTTTAAGGTTCTCATGGATTTCTTGCACCATGACGATGAGAAGATCACCCGGATTGGTGACTCGTTCATCTTGACCGAACCCCATGCAATACATTTTGCCCTCAACCCGGGCGTGACTGGTAACGGTGGCGATTCCTTGTGGAGCTTTACGTGGCGCGGCCAACTTGCTCTCATCTCCCTTTGAGCTTACGGCGTGTCGAACCTTGAAAAATGTCAGAAGCAACATTTATCATGGAGCTAACCGTTCGGCTAGGGAGAATAAAAAGGACAAGATGAAACAAAATGGTGCGGGAGGGGGCATATCTAGCAAATTTTTTTTGCTTAGATAGCTCCGACTCGCAACATTATGTCAAGTTAGAAATGGCGTATTAGGCCAGCTCCAGCTTTACATAATTGTTTTTCTTGAACTTTCTCCCGTCTGCCGACCATAGCAGAAAGGGACTAGAAAACCATGGATATCACCTCATACGAAGCTCTCATAGCTTTGGGCAATCTATTGATTGGTTTGTTGATTGGAGTAAAAGTTGGTCACTACCGTGGCCATGTAGCCGGAACGCGCGTTGGATTTCGACGCGGCCTTCATGTCGCCCGGGGCGTGAAACATGGCGCTTGAGAATTATGAAAGCGTGGCTGAACGCATTGAAAAATGGTGGAACCTCAACCCCCTGGGTCGGGTCGCCACCGAAATCATCTACCAAGATGGCAGCCGTTACATTATTCGAGCCGACCTTTACCGCGATAAAGATGATCTCATCCCCTACGCCACGGATTTCGCCGAGGAGGTTCGTAGCAACACCAATCGCTTTCCGTTGGAAAATGCTTGTACCTCAGCTTTAGGTCGAGCCATGCACACCGGCGGCCTCTCCAAGTTTTCCGAAGGTGTTCCCCGACCTTCTCTCGAGGAGATGAAACGGGTCGAGCGATTACACCTCGTCCCCGAAATGCAGGGTGAGGCGACTATCACCACCCGCTCGGAGGATCACTGGACGCTGCCCGCAGCGTTGCAAGCGGTCGGAGCAGCCATCATGACGGGTACCCAACCCGAGGAAGCTCCCACGTGCGAGCACGGTCACATGATCTGGAAAGAGGGAGTCAATACCAAAACGAATAAGCCCTACAAAGGATGGGTCTGCTCGGAGAAGTCTCGCGATCGTCAATGCGAAGCGAGGTGGCAACGGTAATGGGATTTATGGAAATTCATTACCCGGATGGTCACGCCTTGCGCTTTGACCACCGTGGACTTAATGCCGGAGAAAGTATCTATTGCGATGAGTGCAATCGGCTTTCGCTCAAACATATGGGACTACTCGTAGCCGATGTGTGGAGGTGTCAGGAATGCCTAAAGAACTCCCCACGGTAGCAGTCTCAATAGCCCCCGAAGATGAGTGGGTTTCTATGGTCACTGCCTTGCGTCGTAAGCAAGGAACTCCCACGAAAGAGGAGCGGCAATTTCAGCAATTTAATTTCCCGTGGGCAATCGCCCGCGACGCCGAAGCGATTGGTGCCGAGATAGCCGTTGCTCGCTATTTTGGCGTGGAGAACTTCACCCCCAGCGTGGACACCTTTAAGGCCGCTGCCGATGTTCTTGGGCATATCGAGGTCAAGCACACCCGTTGGGACGATGGGCACCTCATTATCAAGCCCAGTGATCGTGATGGCGATGTGGCCATATTGGTGACGGGTCAATCCCCTCACTATGTCATCCGAGGGTGGATAGCAGTCCACGTAGCGAAGTCGGAACGCTATCGCCAACAAAAGTCCGAGTCGTGGTGGGTGGGTCAAGTCAATCTCAATCCCATCAAATACCTAGAAAAGAGCATCTATGCAAACCATCCTGCATGAGTGCTGGTGCCGGGAGGTGCCGATTAACCACGGCATCTTCCAGTCGCACGAATTCCTTCTCGGTGATGATGCCCTGCTCGTGCAGTGTTTTGGATGTGGCCAAATCAAAGTTATCGAAATGAAAAGTCATGCTCATATTTGATTTGTTCGCCGGAACGGGTAGCGCTACACAGGCTTTCGCCGATGCGGGTCATACGGTCATCAAAGTGGAACTCGATAGAGGTTTCGATGCCCATGAGCGGGATATTTTGTCTTTGAAAGCTCAAGACTTGCTCTCTAAATATGGACGTCCCGATTTCATATGGGCTTCTCCCCCATGCACGGCATTTAGCGTTGCCAGTATTGGACGCCATTGGAATCTTGACAGAACTCCCAAGAGCACAACAGCTAAGTTGGGTTTAGAGCTCGTTGAGCACACCCTTGCTCTCATTATCGGCTTGAAACCAACTTATTGGGTGATTGAGAATCCACGTGGAATGCTGCGGAAAATGTTTAGCGTTGGTCAGCGACATACCATCACTTATTTTCAGTACGGCGATAGTCGGATGAAGCCCACTGACTTATGGACGAATATCTCGCATTGGCAACCTCGCCTCATCTGTAAGCCACGAGCAACGTGCCACACCCCCGCTCCCAGGGGATCGCGTACTGGGACTCAGGGGTTACGGAATGCGAAGGAACGGGCGATTGTCCCTTATGCCCTATCTGTGGAGTTGCTTGATGTCATAACTTCTGGACAACACGCAGAGAAATGTCTAATTCCATGAGGCACTTGACAGCCAGGGTACGCTCATGCCGCTCGACGCGAGCCGCTGTGGCGGAGAGGTCGCGGAGGGCTTCACTATCGGGAGCACTATGTCTAGCGGTGCTATTCCCAGCTACAGCTATGGCAACGCAGTCAAAAGATGGTAATACACACACCATCTCTGCATTACAAAGCTATACACGAAAGCTCCTCACTCAAGAGCAATATCACTGCATTAAACGTTTATGGCATAAAGAGAGTAGATGGAACTACCAAGCCATTAGCCCTACCGATGATTACGGTATCCCCCAGCGTCACATGAGGAAAGCAAGTAAGAAAGCTATTGCCCGATTCCTCTCTGATCCTCATGAGCAGATTCGTTGGGGTCTTGCGTATGTTGATCATAGATACGGTAAAGGCGGAGCGTGCAAGGCATGGGCTCATAGTCAGAGAAAGGGTTGGTATTAGTGACGCAAAAGAAAGGATCAACGCGAGCATGGAGAGCAATAAGAGTAGAGATCCTCAACCGTGATGGTCATGTGTGTTATGTGTGTGGACAGGAGGCTAATGAGGTAGACCATCTCATCCCTAAATCTAAAGGCGGTGAGGATACCTATGAGAATCTCTCTGCTATCTGTCGTCGTTGCAATCTAGCTAAATCAGACAAAGTGGGTAAACAGGCCTTTTTTTTGACTACTGGTACACCCCCCCAATCTTTTGTAGACAAGAAAATACGCAGAACTAGTCAGACCAGTCCAAATCAGTCCATATCGGTCACGGATAAAGCCGACAATGTGGACAATCCACCCCAGTCTGAATCAGTTGATGTGGGGGCGGTAGTAGGAAGCCCCGTGCCACGTGTGCATACCGTCTTGCACCCGGGCAACACTGAGCGGGGAATGAACGCGATGGCGTTTGCGGAAGAGATTGGTATCAACCTCATGCCCTGGCAGAAAAACGCCCTCGTGGAGATGCTTAAAACCAATGACTCTGGAGAATGGTTGGTTCGAAGTTGGGGGTTAATTTGTGGACGCCAACAGGGCAAGACATTTCTCGCGGCGTTAAGGATTTTGGCCGGGGTCTATCTTTTTGGCGAAAAAGACGTGTTGATGATGGCGGTTAATCGAAAGCTCTCGTTGATTACCTTCCGTCAGATAGATGCCCTTATTCGTCGAAGCCCAAGACTTCGAGCAGAACATGAGATGACCTATACCGCGATGGGTAATGAGCGGATCATTTTCAAAAATGGAGCCGAAATTGCCGTCGTTGCGGCCACCGCTAACGGTGCCCGCGGCCGCTCGTGCGATTTGTTATTTTGCGATGAGTTGCGGGCGATTGACCAAGAGACATGGGATGCGGCCGTCTACACGACCAATGCACGAAAGGCGCAGATTCTCACGGTATCAAACGCAGGAGATAAACACTCGACCGTCCTTAATGAGATGCGCGAGAGAGCATTAGAAAATAAAACGAAAACTCTTGGATGGTTGGAATGGAGTGCCTCCCCTAGTCGAGAGATTATGGACGTTCGGGGCTGGCAAGAGGCGTGCCCTGCATTGGGGCACTATTTGAGCTTGGAAACACTGGAGCACCTAGCGGCTACCAATGATCCGATGGGCTTTCGCACCGAGGTGCTCTGCCAATGGGTGGATAACACCGCGAGCCCGTTTGAGCCGGGAAGTTTTGAAAATTGTGCGGATACGGCAATCACGATGGTCGAGGGTGGGGAGTTGTTCTTTGCTTTTGATAAATCCCACACTCAGCGCCATGCCGTTCTCGTGGCGGGTCAAAAAATGGGTGATCTTGTCAATCTCTTTGTGTTGCAAGAATGGAATAGCCAACAGCCTCTCGATGAAGTCATGCTCGCAAGTGAGATTAACGCTCATGTGAAAAAGTGGAAACCGCGTGTGACTTTGTATGACAAATACATGACCCAAAACACCGCGACCTACTTGGCCGCTTCCGGGGTCAATCTCGAGGAATGTTCGGGTCAAGCGCAGGTGGAGGCCTCCCATAGATTCGCTCAGATGATGAGTGCGGGAAACTTACGCCATACCAACGATCCCCGGCTTACCAACGCCGTCGCCTCCTGTAGCAGTAAAATCACACCGCACGGGTGGCGTTTGGTGCGTCGCCGATCCAGTGGCGAAATTTGTGGAGCGATCGCCGCGGCGATGGTCTCCTGGCAAGCCTCCCGGCCTCAAAACGTCCCGGTTTATTTCGTGGCATAAAGCTCGGAGTGTAATAGACGCAAAATCCCCCACTTCCTCTTAAATGTGTGATATGGGATTACTCAGCGCTATTGGACTTGCTCCCGCGACGTCCCAAAAAATCGAGGCGCAATATGCGCCGCCAGTAATGACGTTACCGGAATATACAAATTACAATTATTTTGCAACTGCCGGAAAGTTTGTTACTCGTCAAGAAGCGTTAAGCGTACCGAGCATTAAAAAAGCGAGAGATTTAATCTGTGGAATTATTGGCACTACACCGTTTCATTTATACCGTAAAAGTACCGGACAAGAATTAGCCTCTCCATTATGGCTTGAGCAACCCGATCGTAACCAACCGCGTCAAGTGACTATGGCATACACCGCCGACAGTTTATTTTTTTACGGCGTTGCATATTGGGAAGTAGTCGAACAATACGCCGACGGAACTGGTCGCCCTTCGCGTTTTGCGTGGGTTGCTAATGAACGAGTTACTCCACGATATAACGAGAACTCCACACTCGTAATCGGTTACTCCGTAGACGGTCGCGTGCGTCCAATGGACGGACTCGGTAGTTTGATTACTTTCCAATCATTAAATGATTCAATACTCAACATAGGCGGCCAAACTATTCGCGCAGCGATAGACGCGCAATACGCTGCAAGTGTAAACGCACGTACACCAATACAAAGCGGCTATATTAAAAATACCGGCGCAGACTTACCGGAAGATCAAATAGTGGGTCTTTTGGCTAAGTGGAAACAATCACGTTTACAAAATAACGTAGGATACTTAAACGCAGCTCTCGAGTTTAAGACAACGAGCTTTAGTCCAAAAGAAATGGGCTATAACGATTTCCTACAATTCCTTGCAACAGAGATAGCGCGTATGTGCAATATCCCGGCTTATATGTTGTCGGCAGATATGAATAACTCACTTACTTACGCAAACGTAATAGATGAGCGTCGCCAGTTTGTTGATATGTCGCTGCGTCCTTATATCGAAGCTATTGAAGGTCGCCTCTCAATGAACGATATAACAAGCAATCAAAATTACGTACGTGCGGGACTAGATGACGGGTTCCTAAGGTCAGACGCTCTCACACGCCTACAAGTAACGGAGAAATTGCTTTCCTTAGGTCTTATTACAATCGAGCAAGCAAGAGAAATGGAGGATTTGACTCCCAATGGATCAGAAATTATTGACCTTTAGCGGAACAATCGAAGCCGCTGATTCCACTCGACGAATCATCTCCGGCAAAATTGTTCCTTTTAATGAACCGGGTTTTACCTCAATGGGTTCCGTCGTATTCGAGAAAGGTTCCATCGCGATTCCTAATCCGCGATTTAAACTTCTCCTTGAGCATGATCCTAAGCAACCCGTAGGACGTGCAATTAACGTGCAAGAGACTTCCGAGGGAATCTTTGCACAATTCAAAGTAGCTGAGACAACTCGCGGAAATGATGCACTTATCGAAGCGTCAGACTTGCGCGATGGTTTAAGCGTGGGCGTTCTTGTTCACAAAAGCACCGAACGAAATGGTGTGCTTTACGTGCAAAGCGCTGAAATGCAAGAAACGTCCCTTGTCCATACACCGGCTTTCAAATCAGCCGAAGTTACTACCGTTGCCGCGAGCGAAAGCGAACCGGAAACTATCGAAGAAAACCCAACCCAACCAACCGAAAGCGAGGCCGTCGTGGAAAACCCCGACACTCCAGCCGTCGAGGTAGAAGCCGAAAAGGTCGAAGCCTCGCGTCCCCGCGTCTCCGTAACAGCTATGGAAGTACGCCACCCAATTCGCACCAAAGCGCAATATCTTGAGCACACAATTAAAGCGTCTCTAGGTAATGATGACTCACGCGATTACGTCAAGGCCGCAGACGCGCAAGCTGCTAAGGCTATGACTTTTGCCGACGATTCCTTTACTACTAACCCGGCTTTTAAGCCTATCCAATACATCTCAACGGTAGTTGATACTGCTATCGGTTCACGTCCAGCTATTGACGCTCTCGGTGGATCGCGTCCATTGGCTGCGGCAGGTATGACCGTGGCTATTCCAAAGATTACGACTAGCGGCACCGTGGCAGAAACCGCAGAAGCGGCCGCACCTTCCGAGACGGGAATCGTCAGCTCATACGTAGAGGCAACCGTAAAGAAGTATGCCGGTATGCAGCGTTACAGCGTAGAACTAATTGAGCGATCTTCTCCAGATTTCTTTCAAGCTATGCTCGAAAATATGACCCGTGCGTATAACAAAGCAACCGACGCAGCGGTAATTGCAGAAATCACCGCCGGCGGTACTCAGGCAACAGCTACCGCAGCGTCAAGCGCCGGAATTATCTCGTTTGTTTCTACCGAAACTCCTGCGGCTTACCTTGCAACCGGAGAACTTCCAACGGTTTATATCGCTGGTACTTCACAATGGGGTCTACTAATGGGTGCAACCGACTCAACTGGTCGCCCAATTTACAACGCAGGATCACCATACAACAGCGGTGGAAATGCGAACCCACAAAGCCTCCGCGGTAACGTGCTAGGCCTCGACCTCTACGTTGATCCGAATATGGTCGCTACGACTATTGACGAGTCTGCGTTTATTTGCGTTCCAAGCGCTATCTATATTGCAGAGAGCCCGGTACTCCGACTCTCCACCAATGTCGTCACTTCCGGCGAGATTGAGACAATGATTTACGGATACCTCGCAACAAAGACACTCGTTTCGGGTGGCTTGAGGAGATTTAATCTCACATAAATCGGACTAACAATCTAAGCCCCTACTCCCGCGCCTAGTCCCGCGGGGGTAGGCCTAACTAATGTAAGGGGTGCCCAATGGCTGCTACGTATATCACTAAAGCTGAGCTGCGTACGCTCCTGGGGATAGGCACCCTTTACGCCGATTCAGTGGTAGAAGAAGTCTGCCAAGCAACCGAGGACTATATAAAGTCTTTTCTATGGTTTAACAATGCACCCGTAGACGCCCACGAAGTCGCTAAGACAAACGTGGCAACCCTGCACACGCCAATACCTCACGGCTTTAACGTAGGACAAACTATCGTTGTCAATGGTTGCGATTCCCATTACAACGGATCAAAAACTATTACGGCAGTTAGCGCCTATTCACTTTCTTACGCAGTTACTCACGCCGTCGAGAAACTTCACTTAGTCCGTCCCTATGGAAAGATTAAGGGCCCTTTCCACGCTGACGACTATGCAACCGTGCCAGCGGTACGGGAAGCCAGCGCCACCGTAGCCGTTACCTTATGGCAAGCTCGCCAAGCCCCGGGTAACTCCGTCGCTACGGTGGATGGCTTTATCGCCTCACCCTTCCAGCTTGGAAATACACTCCTGGCAAAAGTACGCGGAATTTTGGCGCCGTATCTTTCGCCTTCAGGAATGTTGGGATAGCCGATGCCTGACGCCCCAATTACGACCTTACGATCAAGCCTTGCCAGCGATTTAGCGAATACAAGCGTTTGGTCGGTCTTTGCTTATCCTCCGCAAGCGCCGATTGCGAATTCCGTCGTGATTATGCCGGACGAGCCTTATATATACGTCAATAGCAACCAAAAGGTAATAATCCAACCGACGGCACGTTTTAAGTTATTACTTCTCGTCCCGTTGCTTGATAATCAAGGCAACCTCAACAGCATAGAAACGTTTATGGTCGAACTTATGACCAAACTGAACGCCTCGACCAAAACTATCCATATTGGGAACTTCTCAGCTCCTGGCATTATCGAAACTCCGGCGGGCAATCTTTTACAAATCGAACTTCCTATCGAGATTATCTCGAGCTGGTCATAAGGAGAAAAAATGGCAAACTATAAAGTAATCAGCGATAACGAGCTTGTTGGCGTTGGTCAAGGGGGAACTCTTACCGACGTTCAGCTAGAGGGGTGGGACGTCCCGCACCTAATTAAGACCGGCGTACTTGCAGAAGTTACGCCAACCCCTACCAAAACTAAGGAGTAAAAGTGGCAATTTATTTTGCGCAAAACAGCTACTTTAAGCTAGGGACGTACGATATGAGCAGCGTCGTCCAATCTCTTAGCTTAAATATCAACTACGAGCAGCTCGACGTAACCGCGTCTGGTGATTCCAGCAGGAAGTATTTAAAAGGTTTGGCAGCTCATCAAATTAGCGGGACGCTATTCCTCGATCAAGCTGCAATAGCAGCGGGATCAACTCGCGCCGTCCTCGATTCTCTTAAGGGAACCGCGGCCGCGTTTGAGGTTGCTCCTAACGGTGGTACCGCTTCTTCGACCAACCCGAAGTATTCGGGCTCGTGCTTTGTAAACGCCTACACCCCGGTAAACGGAGCTCAGGGCGACGTAGCGCAGCTTGATTTTACTTTTGACTGCACGACCGACGTAACCATTACGACGGCGTAAGGACTAGGAAAGGGCTAGACAATGGCAAAGTTAATAATTACACGAGATAGCGGCGTAGTTGAGGAATACGATATTACGCCAGCTATCGAGGTCGCTTTTGAGGCATACGCTAAGAAAGGGATTTTTAAGGCACTTACCGAGGATCAAAAACAAACCGACGTTTATTATTTATGCTGGGAGGCTATTCGCCGCTCGGGTCAAACGGTGCCGGTATTCGGTGACGAATTTCTAAAAACCCTTAAAAGCGTGGAGGTCGGCGAGAGTGACCCTTTAGGTGGGTGAGTGATCCTCGGACACTCACCTATCAAATTGCACAAATAGCAGTAGACACAGGCATCAGCCCGCAAGCGTTACAGGAGTGCACTCCCGAAATGTATGCGGCCATTATTCGAGTGTTACACGATAGGACGGAGGCGGTAAAAAGTGCCAGCCGTAGTAGGTCGCGTAGAAGGTCTTAACGAAACCCTCACCTATCTAAAGCGCTTTGACGAGGACGCTCTGAAGGCTATGAACAAAGAGCTCTATGGCGTTATGCGTGGACTCGTTGCCGACGCACGTTCTCTCGCTCCCACCGTTAGCCCTATGAGCGGTTGGGCAGAACCTACTAATGGCGAGTGGGGTACTCGTTTACTATTCGACCCTCGCGCAGTTAAAACCGGTATTCGTTCTAAAATTGGAACGGTGCGGCAGAAGGATGCCAATACAAAAGAAAGAGCGTACCTCCTTATCAACGCCAATCCTGCCGGGGCTATCTACGAAACCGCCGGACGCAAAACTCAAGGTAAAGGCAAAAAGGGGAAACAATTTATTCAACAAATCGAAAATGATTCTGGGATGGTTGTCATTGGTAAGCAAGGGCGTATCGCTTGGAAAGCTGTCTACGAGAAACGAGCGGAAGTTGCCTACAAAATGAAACTCATCGTAGACCGAGAAATAGATCGTATTAACGGGAAGCTGGCTGCATCATGATAAAAGTCCCCGTAATTATCACGGTCGCCAATAAAGGCCTCAAGCAAGCCGATAGCGCCTTAAAAACACTGAATAAAGGATTCAAAAAACTTGGCCTCAGCTCTAAGGTTTCGGTAGCCGCTGCCGTAACAGGGATTAGCTTACTTGCCAAGAAATCTCTAGCGGCTGCTATTGCCCAAGAAAAAGCTAACCGCTCGCTCCAACAAACCCTTAAGAACATCGGTCAAGGCCAAGCGACTAAAGACGTACTAGCTTTTACCGACGCCCTCCAACGCTCGACCGGGGTGAGCGAGGACAAACTCCAACCCGCTCTACAAAGATTACTCAATGTTACCGAGAACGTCGGAGCTGCCCAGGAAATTCTTAAACGAGCTCTCGACATATCAGCGGGCAGCGGTAACAGCCTCGAGACAGTAGTCAGCGCATTAAGTAAGGCGTACAGCGGTAGCACTACCTCGCTCGGCAAGTTAAATCTCGGCCTGGATAAAACGCTACTTGCTTCCGGTGATCTCAACGCCATTATGGGTGAACTTGAGCAAAAGTTTGGCGGGCAGACTCAAGTAGCAGCGCAGACCCTTGCCGGTCAAATAGACAAATTAAAGATTTCAGCCAGTGAAGCTACTGAGGAGTTTGGACGGAAACTTGTCGTAGCCTTAAGCCAATTTAACGCCGACGGAAGTAAATCCCTCGACGGTATTACTCGCAGTATGGAGACGTTTGCTACCCGCTCGGGTGACGCAATCATTGGCTTAGGTGCTTTAGTAAATGATGTCAAAATAGGACTGGGCGTACTTAACGCGGAAACCGGCGGTTTCTTCGGAAAACTTACTCAAGCCCTTACTCCTCTTGGCATAGCTTTTAGGTATCTCGAGGAACGTGGCAAGAAAACCGCGGAGGCTCTAAGCCTTGCCGCCTCATTAGAAGCAAGCCGATCTGACTCTAAATCTATTGCTCTGAATAAACAAAAAGTTGAGCAAGAGCAAGCGTACATACTCGCCCTTATGAAGGGCGTCAAGATTGACGAACTCACCATATTTAACATTACTCAACAGGCAAAAGTCGCGGCCAAGCTGGCAAAAGAGGCAGCGGCAAAAGCCAAAATAGATAAGCAAGCCCTTGCCTATAAGCGATTAGCGTTAAAGTTTGACGAGCAAAATATACAAATCCAAGCGGCTCTCAAGGGCAAGCTCAGCGAGGCCGATAGAAAACGTTTATTAGCTTTGCAAGCGCTACAAAGTGAGACGAACGCCGACGATATGAAAGCGTTACAGGAACTTGAGGCGGCGCAAAAGAAAGCGGCCGACGCAGAAATCGAGCAACGCAAAAAGGTAGCAGCGACTAACGCGGCAGCGATAGCCGAGCAGAAGGCTCAAATGACGGCCTATCAAGATTGGCTCAGTAGCAACCCGCTTAAGTTTTATACCACTTTTACCAATGCCAGCGGCCAATCGGTGACTGCGCCTTCCGATTTTGGTACGGCAGGAGCCGCGGGTGCAGTAGCGAAAAAAAGTAAAGCTCCGATGATTGTTATCAATAATGGAGACACGGCCGGAGGCAATCCACCTCCTACAAACACGGCCTATATTCCTCCAAGCGCTGCGGAGCAAGGGGCTATTTTTGGCACAGCGCCAAACGTCACGGTGAACGTCAACGCGGGCACGATAGCTGACGAGAATAAACTCACTTACATAATCGCCGATCAGATAGTGAAGTATGTGCGATTCGGAGGCACGACCGCTCCCGCTGGGTTTATCTAATGCCGCTACCTCAAGTCGAAGTCACTATTAACTTTAGCTCCGGGGCTGGCTTTGCAAACGCGTTTATCATCGGCTCGGGCATATTCGGCCAAGACGTACTCGCCGACTCCGCTGCCGTCATTGTGGACGTCTCAAGTCAAGTGCAAAGTGTGAGCACGACAAGAGGCCGAAACCTTCTCACCGAGCAATTTCAAACCGGAACGGCAACCATCACCCTTGCCGACGAGTCGGGAACCTTCAACCCGCAAAATGTTAGCTCTCCTTACTATGGGCTTTTGCTCCCGCTTCGTAAGATTCAGATAGCCGCTACTGATCCAACGACGGGTATCCAAACCAATCTATTTTCCGGTTACATCACCGCCTACAATTATCGGCAGAGCCAGTTTGTCGGAGAAGTTTCGACCACTACCCTCACCGCTCTCGATGCAACGCAGTTGCTTACGCTGGCCACGGTTTCCACCGTCACCGGAGCAGTCGCAGGAGAAACTACTGGCGTGCGGTTTGGCCGTATCCTTGACGAAATTGGCTGGCCTACTTCTTTGCGCGACGTGGACACCGGGCAGACCACGGTGGCAGCTAACCCGAATACTGCACGCACCGCGGTCAGTGCGTTAGCTCAAGTAGCTCTCACCGAGTTCGGTGCGTTTTATGTGGACGTGAATGGAGCGGTCGTCTTTCAGGATCGCACCCTTACCTCGACCTCGGTCGCCGGTACGCCGGTCGCTTTCGTGGATTCAGGAGCGGGTATTCGATACTCAAATGCCGATTTCAAACTTGATGATTCGCAGATATTTAATCAAGCCAACGTCACCGCTGGGGCTATTACGGCGACCTACAAAGACCAAACGAGCATAGATACTTATTTCCTTCACACCTACGACGCGACTAATCTCCTTATGGAGACGGCAACGGTAGCCGATAGCTGGGCTCGGGCGATGGTCGCAAGCCGAAAAGATACGAGTATCCGCTGCGACTCGATTACCTTAAACCTCAATACCCCGGACTACGCCGCCGGAGTCACCGCGGCCTTGACCCTTGACTATTTCGACCCGATTACGGTAACGCAGACCCAACCGGGCAGTTCCAGTATTACTAAGACCCTGCAAGTCTTTGGGGTTGCTCATTCCATTAACTTTGGGAATTCCAGTTGGTTCACGCGCCTCACGACCGCTGAGCCCATCATTGACAGCTTCATTATTTCCAGCGCGTTATACGGAATTTTGGGTACGAATGTTTTATCTTACTAAGGAAAAGGAGCAATAATGGCAGCAGGTCAAGGCTTTAAGAACTTTAGTACGGGTGATGTTCTTACCGCATCCGATGTAAACGGCTACCTCATGCAAGGTATTTGGGTCTTTGCTAATGCAACTGCCCGTGATGCTGCCGTAACTAGCCCACAAGAAGGAAACAGTTGCTACCTTAAAGACACCGATGTTATTCAAGTA